ACTTCCTATATTGGAATTACCAAGTCCTTCATTGAGTTTCAATGGTGCAGGAATTGTTCAGACGATATCACCAAACACTCGTAATGGTGCAGACACAGATTACACATTTACATTATTCAATGGAGATGTAGCTAACTTAACTTTAAGTGGAACGACTTCAAGTCCAACACCACCACAAGCACCACCACAAGCCACACAGAGCCACGCACAGCCACATTGTAAGGTCAATGCAGGGGTAAGGTCATGTTGTTTAAATTAGAAAAGTTACACTATTAGATGAGAGCAAAGAAAAGAATATCTCTAAGTATCTCTCAAAGTATCTCTTTAAGTACAACAACAAGACAACAACAAGCACAACAAAGGATAGATGTATAATAATGATAACAAGGAAAGACTGGCTCAAGACTGAAGCAGGTAAACAATATAAAGCCAGAACCAATAAGAATTATAGACAAAAGAAACAACAGACAAAAAAGGACAATTTAAAAGTTAATAAGTCTTTTGAGTTTCACTTTCCAATAGGCATAACTTTAAAAAGTGATTAAGGGTCTACTATCCACACATAAAGAACATTCCTATCCCACATAATCCTATTAAATCCTATATAATCCCATAATCCTTATTTTATAAGGGTTTATTAACTATTTCACAGGTGCGACACTGTGTACTGTATAAATCCACAAGTGCATCTATATAAGGACATTTATAACGTTTTTTTAAAATTTTTTTATCTAGCACAAAAAAAATAGTGCCAAAAGCGGTTCAATCCTTATTGGGTTTTAATCTGGGCTAGTTGTCTCTAAGGCTTTTGGAAAATCCACTCGCAGGTGGGAACGGTTCTTAACTGAAATTAGCCTCTGCAATTTTGCGGTTGTCTGCAATTACATATTGCACTGACGAGGCGAAGCAACGCCGAAACAATCAACAATCAATCAACAAACGGAGTACACAATGGCAAAACAATATCCAATTTGGGTTGACCAAACTAACAACAGTTACAACAAGCCAAAGTCATACGGCATTAGAGACTATGCAATTAACTACACACAGATAGGCACTAGCTCAAAAAATAGCTTTGACTTTGTTAAGACTGAAACACAAGTAACAGAAGACCCTGCAACAGGCAGGAAGCACTACTCATTTAGAGTTGATGACGAGCTTGTAAGGTCTGCGGAGTATGACCCTAAAACAAAAATAATGAAAATGACAAAATATAACGCTGACGGCATGGGCGTTACTTACTACGACAACACACCAAAAGAGGTAGCCTAATGAACGGCGGAATAGTTGTAGCAAATATTGCTATCATTTTATTTACATACATATTTTTATCTGTGTTTGTATTTTAATAATAAACAAAGCGAAACAGGGCGGAGCTTTCCGCCTTGTCTGTAGGTTATACCTGCACTGATGAGCTTTTATATCAGTCAATCAATCAATCAACTACGGAGTACCACATGCAAATTGCAAAATGTGTACAGCGTATACAAAGGGCGGAAGCTGTTGCAAAGTTTAAAGACGAACTTGCAAAAAAGTTGCACTTTGAGAAATACGCAAAAGCCACAGGAGCAGAAAAGCTAAAACTGTTCCATGTTGCTATTGCTGAAGGTTGGGTTTAATTGAAACAGTTAAGCCTCTTCAGTCCTCAAGAGCTTATGGAATGCTATGAAGCCACAAAGGTTATTAGCATTGTTAGAAAGTCTTTGAGAGCTACAAAAAATAAAAAGCCTGTCCCAACTATGGGGCAGGTTTTAAAGTTTCCAAAAAAGTTTGTCTCTTGATGATTGGACTTGGTTGCCAATTAATTGAAGGCGAACTTGAGGAAGCTAAAATAAATGCTATTGGCTATACTAAAAACGGCAGAGCCTTACTAGATAGCCAAGAGCCTATATTTACTGAAGCACTTGCAGAGATGGAGACACTATCTCAAGCAGATAAACTTGAAATCTTGCAAAAGAAATACTTTAGTAAATACTAATGGAGGTACTACGCCGTTTGGTCTTAGGACTAGACGGCGTATTTTTTTTAATCAATCAACAACGGAGTAAAATATGTATCTAAGCATGGAAAACTTAAAAATAACTGAAGTAGAAACAGAAAACGGCAAATTCAAAGGAAACAAGTTTGTCAAACATAAAAATCCGATTGAAGTGTCAAAAGTTATATTTGAAGATGAATATACAAACTTGATGGATATTGCTTCAGAAATCAAACACGCTTCAGAAAGAAACCCACACAATAAAATTAGGGTTAGTTTTGAAGTTAATGCGGAATATTAATGTCTGGTTTTAACTCTTATAAAATACGAGACGGTGTCCACGTCCCTTCCAAAAAGTACAAGGAAGGGTGGGACGCTATTTTTGGCAACAAAACGCAATCAACAAAAAAGGTACTAGACGGTGCATCAAAAACTAAAAAAAGAGGTTCTATCGTTCCTCGTAAAAACAAGGTCACTAAAACATTATGATGAACTTTCGCCTCATCAAGTGGCATACAAGGCGGTTCAACTAATTGAGAATGTTATTGAAGGAAACAACCCTCCAATAATTAATCTTACAAACGAAATACAAAAATCAACAACGGAGGAGTAATGGCACAAGACCAATCAGAGAAAATAGATGACTACTGTAATGACATGTATGGACACACTAATTGGGGTTATCTTGATACTTACAGTAAAGAGGAGTTAGACGCAAAAGACCACGATATAGAGGACAACATTGTCTATTGGCACGAAGAGGCAGAACCAGATGTACCAGAGGGTTGGTCTTATTGTGATGGTTGTGAAGATAGTTTTCCAAATGA